AGTAGGTCTGGTCGGCCACCACGTAGACGCCGCCCACGGCGGGCTGCACGATAGTGATGGGCGCCGGGAACGGGATGTAGCCCTTCGAGGCGTCGAAAACCCCGTAGTAGTAAGGCTCCGAGCGGATGAGCAGGTTGCCCACCACGGTCAGCAGCCGGCCGTTGTAGTGCCGCACGATCTCACCGGCTGGCATGCTGGCGAGCAGCAGGGTCTGGCAGCGGATGCCCGAGGCCGAGTGCGTCAGGACGTCGACGCTGGCGGCCGAGGTCTCCAGCTCGAGCGTGGGAATCTCGCCGTTCGGGCCGGTCATGTAGACGCGCACCTGGTCGCCCGGCAGGCTGGAGAGGCGAATGCCACCGTTGGCCGGCACGTCAACCTGCACCGGCGCTGTGGCGGCGGACTCGCCGTCGGCGCCCACGACCGTGAGCGCCACGGTGTAGAGGCCGGCAGCCAGGCCCCCAGCGATCACGGTGAACACCGGCAAGCTGCCCAGCGCCTCGGTGACGACAGGGCCGTCCACGCCATCGCGGATGCGGCCCATCACTTCGCCGTTGGCGTAGTAGATTGCGCCGTCGGGAAAGCGCTCGAAGGACATGGGGCGCCGGGCGGATACAACGGAACGCATCACCTCGGCCTGCAACCCGTTTCCGCTGGACGTGAGCCGCACGAGGTCGGCGCCGATGACGGCGTATCCATCGTCGTGGCCATCGCCCCAGACCGAGTGCGCGGTGCCGGCGGCGCGCAGCGTCTGCCCGCGGCGCCGGCGCACACCGCCGCGATCGTTGAGGTCGATGTTCACCCCGGCAGCCAGCGCCTGCAGTTTGACGCCGCGCGCTGGCTCGGATTCGAGCTGCGACTGCTCCAGGCGGTTGTTGACGCCTGAGAGAACACCGATTGGGACCGAGCGTGTTCCGGGCATCTTCAAATCAACCACGCCTTGTTGTGATGGAGCTGACTGGCTTGCCAGTCCTTGCGCAAATCAGCGTCGGGTCGACGGCCAAAGTAATCCTCGAATGCCGCCAGAGCCAGCGCGGACTTCTGGGGGTTCAGCGTTTCGCTGTCGGGCTTGCTGTACGCGCGATGCAGTACCCAATGGACTAGAAAGCGGTGGTGGATCGACGCAATCTCAGGCCTTGTGCTGCCATCGCTTTCTTCCGTGATCGGCGACAGGGGCGTTCGATAGCCCTCGAGCCGCAGCGTGTAAGCGCCATTCACTATGCCGGGGAGTACTGCGCGCGTGTCGTCCTGTATGAAGTGGGACGGTTGGCCCTCCCTGTCGCGCCAGCCGGGACTGACGGCATCGAGTTCGTCTCGGGTGGTGATATGAAGATCACGAATCCACGCGCCATTTGGCGTAGCAAGCAAACGGGCTTTCGTGACCTCGAACATGCGCGGGTCGAGCGGATAGGAGCTCTGACGCGGCACCACGGCGATCTGAACGATGCTCTCGGTGTAGTCATCGAAGAGCAAGCGCTTGCGGATCGCGGCCTCTTCCTCTGCCTCTCCGAAAAATCGCGCGAGCTCGGCGTCCTTCCAGAGGAGATCACGCTCGCCCCCTCGGACGCTCGTTGGAACGTCGTCCGCATCCACTCTGAATGAGGCGATGAGATCCTCCAAGGTCATGCTCAGGGCGCCCCGAACTGGTCCACGAAGCCCTTGACGCGATCACGCATCTTCTCGATGCCGAGGTTGCCAGGCAGCTCTTGCTGGAACTTCGTCTTCGTCCAGTCGCGCAGCGCCTGCTTGTCCATCTTGTCGATCTGCTGGTGCAGCTCGAACCGCTGGCCCTCCTTCTGGCGACGCTCCTCTTCAGCCTTCTGGGCGGCTTCGAGCGTCTCCGCCGTGTCGTCCTTCGGCGCGGCGGCCTTCTTGCTCTTCGCCGTCGCTTCAGCAGCCTTCTCGTCGGCCGCCTTGAACACGTCGGCGTGCAGCAGGAACTTGGAAGCAAGCTCGGCCGGCACCTCGCGGGTCTGGTCGGGGTCGAAGGTCAGGCGCGATCGGTAGATGCGGTCCTGGAACGGCGTTTCCGTGCCGATGTAGGTGATGGCGACGAGTTGGCTGGCGGACATGGGTTGCTCCTCTTGGATGTGACGAAGGGGCGGAGCACATGGCCCCGCCCCGCTCGACTCAGGTGTCGATTACTTCGGACCGCTGCGCTCGCCGTGCACGATCACGTCCACGCGCGAGGCCTTCGCGTTGGCCGCACCGGCGATGGTCAGCACCAGCAGCGCGGGCTTGGGCAGCTTCACCGGCACCTTGGCGGTGGCGGCGCGCAGGCGGCCGGTCGCGTTGAGCGCCAGGCCGGCACCGAAGTACGCGGCGTCCTGCGGCACGTCGGCGCTGTCCACACCGTCGGCGTAGATGAAGCCCAGCGAGCCGGTCACTGCGGCGGTCATCGCCGTCGACACGATCAGTTGCGCGTCTTCCAGCACCATGCCCTCGGGCAACTTGTCGAGCACCACGACATCGCCGATGCCGAGGGGCGTGGCGCTGTCCGCGTTGAGCGCGCTACCGTCGGCCGCGGTCAGCAGCGCGGCGCGCAGCGTGGTGAGGTTGCCGTATGGGGTGAAGCCGCCGAATTGCTGCATGCCCAGCCCCAGTTTCTTAATGGTTGCCATGTTGGCCTCCTGTGTGATTCGAGAAAGGTGAAGGCGGAGGCCGACCGCAGCCGGCCCCCGAGGTCATCAGCCGCGCGGCTTGATGATGCGAACGGCCGTGTCCAGCACCGTCACGCCGTGGTCGGTGAACTGGGTGCTGTCGCCGTGGTCCACTGCGAAGCGGATCTTCGACATGCCCAGGATGGCGCCGATCAGGATTTCGAGCTTGTCGCCGTGGTCGCCCTTCTCTTCCGACCAGAAGAACGGGATGCCGCTGTGCTCCGAGCTGCCGAAGGCCTGCGCCAGCGCCTGGCCGCCCAGGAGCAGCGCGCGGTCCACGGCGAAGGTGGTGCCGAACGACGCCGGTACGACGACGCTGGACTCGACCTCGCTGTCGTACGCAGCGCAGTAGTTGAGCTGGTCGCCAGCGTAGAAGCGGATCGCCTTGGGCATCTTCACGATGAGGATGCCGTTCCAGAGGCCCACGTCGCCGAGGAACAGCGGGTGGTCCTTCGCCAGCCGGGCGCGCGCATAAGCGTTGGCCTGGAAGCTGCGGAAGTCCGGGTTCGTGGCGAAGCCGCTGTACTGCGCGGGCGACACCAGCGCGACGCGGATCGGGCTGTCGGTGGCGGCCAGATCGCCCTCGAACTCCACCGGGGGCGGCGGCAGCGGGATCTGGTCCATCCACGAGCGCAGCGAGTCCACCGCATCCATGGTGAACATGTCCGTCGTGGCGATGGTCAGTTCGCCAGCGTTCGCCTTCACCTCGCCCACCGCGCCGCCGCCGACCACCAGGTGCCGGTTGCGCGTCGGCGCCTTCACCCGGTTCACCATGATTTCCTTGAACTTCGGGTGCGAGGCGAGCGGCACGCGCCACTCGATCTTGTTGTCGTGGAAGCCACGGGCGCCAGCCATGTGAACGAGGATCGACTGGTCGATGTAGTCGTTCATCAACTGCTGCGCCTTGGGGCGGCCCAGGCGGCGCAGGTCGTAGGGGCTGCGGATCTGGGTCATGGTGTTGCCCATGTCCACCGGGAAGCGCGCCTGGTTGACGCGCAGCCGGTCTTCCGAGAACGACATGCCCACGCCCTTGCCTTCGGCGTATTCGCTGCCCATGATCGGGTAGCCGCTGATCGGGTTGTCGAGGTGAAAGGTGATCTCGTCACCCTTGTTCTTGCCCAGGTCGTCGGCGCGCACGATGGGCATCGTGGGCTTCGACTGACGCTTCGCGCCCGCAATGGCGTTCTCGATGGTGGGCATCTTGCCCGTGAGGCGGTTCAGCGTCGTGTTGCGCTGCATGCAGGTGTGGAAGACCCCTACCGCCTGCTGGATCATGGCGCCGGTGGCGCCCGACGGGACGTTCGTTTTGCTTTCGGACATGGAGTCCTCCTTCGATGGGATGGGCCTCGCCTCCCGGCGATGCCTGTTGCAATCAGAGTCGCTTGTTCAGAAAGGCCTCGATCTGCGCCGGCGACATGCTTTCCATGGCCAGGTACAGGTCGCTGCCATCCATGCGCGCCATGCGCTCTTGCGGCGAGAGCCCGTCCGCGCGACCGCCCGGGATACCGGACAGGCTTGCAGGGGGCTCCACACGCGCGGAAGCAGCGGCGGCCGTGGCCGCAGCCTTGTCAGAGGCTGCGGGCGTAGGAGCTTCTTTGCCGACCTTGGCGAATGCGTCGAAGACCTCGACGATTTCCGCGGCCGTGCTACCCTTGTTGGGGTCGAACAGTTGCCAGTAGGCGTTGCGAACAGCGCTCGGGTGCGCGTCCACCCAGGCCTTGAACTCCGCGCTCTCCACGATGGAGTCAGCGTTGGGGTGCGCCTTGTAGATCGCGTCGTAGTGCGCCGTGGCCGCGTCCTGCTGCTGCTTGGCCTGCAGCGGTGCGACGGCCTTGCCGACGTGCACCTCCACCTGCTGTTGCACCAGCTTCGCGATGCCGGCGGCGAGCGCCTCTTCCGAGAAATCGCCAAACAGGCTCGCGTCCACGCCCTTCTCGATGGCCGCCTCTGCCGCGGCGACCATGTTGTCGGTCTTGGTCGGTGCCTGGCCGGCTTCTGCTCGCGCATCAGCCTTTGCCCTGAGGTCCGTCAGCTGGCGCTGCGCCTCCTCTGCCTGAGCCTTCCAGTGCTGTTCGCCCTGGCGGGCCTTCTCCAGTCGGTCGTAGGGGATGGTGTGCTTGCCGTCCCGCGCCAGCACCACGGCATTCGCGGGGTCGATGACCTCGGCGCCGTCCTTGGTGCCCGCGCCTTCTGCGCCGGTGGTGGTGGTCTTGCCCGCGTCGGCGGGCTTGGCCTGTTCGTTGTCCGTGGGGGTAGCCGTCGTGGTGCTCGTGCTGTCCGTCGCAGCGGTGGTCGTGGGCGCGCCACCTGCATCCGGCTTGCCGCCGGTATCGCCCTGTTCCGCCAAGGCAAATGCCTGGGCAGCCTGCTCCGGCGTCAGTGCGCCGTCGATGCTGTCAAAGAAGTTCTCGTTTGTTGCCGTCATGCTCGTCCGCCACATATCGCCGTGGCCGCTGGGGACATCCGCATTCGGAGCACTGGGCAGGGCCGAAGCCCTACCCGGTACACCTCCAGCAGGGGGAGTTCCTCGCACTCTTTCGAGGGAGGTGCCGGCTCTCACGAGCGGGCTGCTTCACGATCCGCTCTCGCTTCACGCTTGAGCATGACTTTGCCGGGGTCTCGCTCACTCTCGAAACCCTACAGGGGGTGCAAACTTGGCAACTGCAGTCGCTGACGCTGCTAAGGCAAACTCGCCGCTTCAGGCTCGCCTTTCATTTGTCAAACCCATGAAATCGATTCAGCTAGAAGACCGCGGTTTTTTCTGGACCGCTGAAGAAGCGCTACCGGATGGGGAGGTTCCACCGGGCGCGGTCCCTGGCCTGCTCACAATTGACTCCGAAGGGACAATTCAGCTCGAGCTCGACGGAATGTTTTCGGGCAGCGGCGACCCTTGGAAAGTCATCCTTGATGACACGAGGGACGACCTCAACGGCCGCACGTTCTTGGGGCTGTTGAAGAAAAGCAGCCAGTACGTCAAGCTAACCGGGTTGTTCAGAAATGGCGGGTCAGCTCGAAGCCGCGGGATTTCGTATGTGAGCTACCGTGTTGAGATTTGCCTGGTCGCGGGCGGACCGTTTCCGGACGAGGACCTTGTCAAAGACGTTCGCGAGGTCGAGGTCGATATTGCAGGATTCGAAGACTGGATCAGCCGAGGCGAACTGCAACCCAAGAAAACTTCTCGCACTCTGAGCGTTAAACACACGACGACCAAGCCCAAGCGCTATCGTCTAGACGACGGAAAGTTGGAGATCCGCTCTGAAGTTTTGGGACCGGCTGTTCCGCAAATCAGGCGTCACAGCGTAGAGCTCATAACTCGACACTTTATTGCTTGGATCCCTCAACATCCCTTCTCGACGGCTGACGCGATTGAGCGGTACAGGATTCTTCAGGACTTGATGATTCTTCTGACCGGCTCCGACCGGCCGCTCGAATGGCCAACAGTCACGTTGGGCAAAAAGCGCCGAGTTGCTACCGCCTACTTCTACCGAATCGGAGGGAAGGCTGAAGCACCTCGTTGGCATGACCTTTTCACGCTCTTCGACCATGTGGCCCTTCAATTCGGAGAGCTTTATCAGCGCTTCATAAAGATGCGCCGGGACCTTGGCCCTGGAATCTATCTCTATTTGGCAACCCGCCGAGGCATGACCTTCTACGTCGAACATCGCTTTGCGAGTCTGATATGGGGTTTAGAGGCACTGCATCGGAGAAGCAAACCACCGCAGGTCACTCCGCTCGACGAAAAGATCGGCCGAATTCTCGGCGACATTCAACTAGAAAAAGACAAAACCTGGTTACGTAAGAGGCTAGCCCATGCGGGCGAACCGTCACTCGTAGAACGTCTATCCGAGCTTTTTTGCTCCTTACTTTTACCGCTTAATGTCGACAAAGACGCGATCAGAAAATTTGCAAAACGATGCGCCGATGTGCGCAATTTGATTTCGCATTTCGGCGGCCGGCGGGATGCGAATAGCGAGTCACTCACGACGGAGGCCCATGAGCTGGCCGAGGTGCTCGGATTCATCTATCACCTGTTGCTGCTTCAAGAACTGGGCATTGAATCGCCGCGACTGCGTTCGCTTCTGTATGACGCCCACTCGACCTTTCGCGCCCGCCACTGGTGCCAGCGGATTGGTCTCCTGCCGTAAGACGAAAGGCACGAGTCAGAAGCGGGGGGACGGTCGAGTCCATCCTGAAGCAGGCGACCGGCCCACGGCCGTGACGCTATTCGCGATCCTTCGGGCATGCACCTACCCCAACAGATGGGCGTTGTTTGCTAGGCTCCGGAGATGACCGAACAGAACTTGCCCGACTCCTGGTTCCTTCCTGCTGAGATTGCGATTGCGCGACTCGCCGCACTCTACGGAGGACACGAAGAGGTTTGGAAGAATGTGGAAGGACGACGTGCTGCTTTCAACACTGTTTGGGAACAGGACTCTGAAGAGTTGGGTCAGGTGCTTCATGCCCATTTGGTCGTGGAGTTTTTCCTCACGGAGTACCTCCAGCGCCTTCATCCCACATTGGACCTTGACCAACTCCGGCTGCGCTATGAGCAAAAGGTCGGGATGATTCCAAGCACCAACGCCCTCCTGTCAAGCTCGAGGCCGGGTCTACGAGCGCTTGGAACAATTCGCAATCGAATGGCCCATGTCAGGCGTGTGCAAATCTCAAAGGATGACATCCAGGCTATCGTTGGAATCGCAATGTATTCGGCCTTCACCAAGGCAGGCGGCACCTTCGATTTGGCACAAGCAAGCCCCAAGGAGGTGGTCATCCACTTTTCCGAGTGGGTTGCCGGGATGCTTCACAGCGCGGCTGACCCCGACAAACAAAAATGGGCCAAAGCATTTGACCCATCGCAAGACGTTCCGGGCTACGAGTTCTTCCTGAAGCCACCACCTTCGGATGGTGTCCCTGGTGTGGGTCGAAAGCCCTCCCTTCTCGGCGGCTCCTAGTCGCTCAGGCTGGCACGTTATCGGCGGTGCGTGCAGTCTCGATGCCGTCAATACCGCTGGCCCCCTCCGCCGCGCGCGCGGGGAATGTCGGGCTGGTGTTCTCACGCACCGGCAGCGCTGCGCTCGCCTCCTCCTGCGCGTCGGGCACCACCAGCGCGGGCCCCTCCCCCTGGATGTACGGGTCCTTGATGTTCATGGCCGCCGTCTGCGCCGGCGTCGGGAAGTTCGGATCGTCGCCGCCCGGCATGGGCCGCTTGTAGCCAGCACCCTGCATGATGGCATCCGCGATGGGCGCGATCATGGGCATCTGCGCCACCTGCGCGCCACCCTGCATCGCCGCGAAGGCAGCCTGCACGCCCACCTGCACCGCATCCGCCATCAGCTTGCGGATCTCGGCTTCGGTTTTGCGCTCCTTCATGTCCAGCTCGCGCGCCTTGAGGTCGTTGCCGGCCTTGGCCAGCGCGTCGGCCACGGCCTTCTGGATGCGCTGCTCGACCTGCTCGGGCGACTCCTGCGCCGCCGCGTTACGCAGGGCCTCCACGAGGGCGCGCTTGAACGGCACGTCCATGAGGCTGGCCAGGAACGGCATGGCCGCGGCCTGGTACTGCGACGGTAGGCTCTTGATCGACTCGGACAGCGCGTTGAGCTGCTGGCCGCGGTAGGTCGGCGAGCTCGGCACGTCTTGCAGGCCGACTTGCAGCATGGTGCGCTGCAGGTCGTTGGAGAGGTAGGGAACGCCGGTGAGCGGGTCCGCCTCTGGCTTGTTGAGCACCACAGTGCGGGCGGGCGTCACGTCGTCGCCCTCGATGACCACCGCGTGCGGGCTCGAACCGATGTCCTGCACGAGCATCGCCACCAGCATTTCGCCCACCTGGGTGCGCGCCCGCTTCTGGTTGCCCATCATGTGCGCGAGGGACTGGTTGGCCTGGTCTACCTGGGTCTGCTCCTGCACGCCGCTGTTCGCCGTGCCGCGCCGGCCGGAGAACGCACCCGCGGCCGCCGGGTTGATGCGCTCGATGGCGTTGCGTGCGTTCTGAAGCTGCTCGAGCTGCTGCGCATTCGCCTGGAAGTCGCGCTTCACCTCGAACTTCGCGCCAGGCTGCGCCATGTGGGCAGCGTTCAACACGATGTCCGCGTCGGGCCGATTGATCGTGCGGCGGAACACATCGTCCGGCATGTCCACCGCGCCCTTGGTGCGCTCAGTGCGATAGGAGCTCATGCCCCAGCGCAGCCGCGCGTTGCCGTTGTTCAGCGTGTCCTGCTGGTCGATCAGGTTGCGCACGTAGCCGAACGGCACGCCGGTGCCGTCCTCGCGGAACCCCCAGAACGGCACGTACGGGAAATAGCGGTGCGCGTAGGGGCTGGGGCCATCGAAGAGGACGTGCGGGCCCAGCCAGTAGCTGCGGCGGACCTTGGCTACCGTCGCGCGCACGAACTGCACGCGCCTGTTGGCCACAGCGAAGACGTGGGCCGGGTTGTTCTCGTCGAACTCCACCACGCGGCCGTCCGGGCTCTTGAGCACGATGACATCGGACCACCGCCGGTACCAGAGCTCCGACGCGCACACCTCCCTGTTCATCGGGTTGAACCACCGATCCTCCAGCCGGGTCCACTCGCGCGCGATGTCCCACGCCCGGTTCAGGCCCGTGCTGCCACCGCCGTATTGCGTCTCGTCGAACTCCGACCACCAGTTGATGCCCGCTCGGCCGTAGCGGCGGATCAGGTCCTTGTGGTCGGGGAAGACCCGGGCCAGGCGTGACGGGTGCATCCAGCGCTGACGGCGCAGCCACCGCGCGTCGCTCAGATCGTCCTTCGAGCTGGTCCAGTCCCAGTGGATCTCGTTGCGGTGAATCACGTTGCACTGGTACGGGTAGTCGAAGGGGTCGGAGTTGCGGCACACCTCCGCCCAACCGATGCCAACGGCAATCTGCGGATAGAAGGCCCCGCTACAAGCGTCATCGGCCTTGCTCTTGCGCTCGGCCTCGTTGAGCTTGAAGCTGATCGCGTCGGCCACGTCCTGGCCGCCGGGCTGCCCGTTGGACGTAATGCGCCAGTCGGTTCGGGTGGCCTCCTCGTAGCCGCGGATGCCCTCCAGCGATGCGCCGATCAGGTTCTCCATGGTGGTCGGGATGCCCTGCGCCTTCATCGCGCGGATGAGCTCAGTGTCGAGCTGGTTGCCGTCGGCGTAGTCCATTTCCCGGTCGGCCGTGCGGCGCCAGGTACGCGGCTGGTTGTCGATCTCGTCGAGGATGTCGCGGTACTCGGCGAGGGAGAGCGGCACGTCGCCGTCCGGGGTGTCGACGGGGTCGAGGTCGTTGGTCTGGTTGGTCATGGTGGTGGTCCTTACACGCAGACAGGCTCGGGGGCCTCCACGTAGCTTCCGTTCTGGGTGAGGCTGCTCAGCAGGTCCAGCTCCTTGGCCTGGGCCCACTGGCGCAGGGCATCGGCGCCCTCGGTGCATCCATTGCTCTTGTCGGGCTGGTCGAGGAAGCGGTTCTCCGACTGGCTGTACTTCTTCCGGTAGCCCTGGATGCGCTGCATCCCCTCCTTCGTGCCGTCCAGGTCGAAGAAGGCGCTCTTCATGTGCTTGCGCACGGTGTAGATGCCGGTCATCAGCTCGGTGACGCGCGGGACGATGAAGAAGGCCTGACCGGGCAGCAGGAGCTGCAGCTGCTCGCGGGTACTGCGGTTGTAGTCGCCGAGCCGCTTGTGGTCGGCGTCGTGCGGCAGGAAATGCCCGCCGTACAGGAAGCCGCGGTCTTGAAGGTGCCGCGCGTAATGGCGCAGGTCTTCCTCGTGCTCTTCGTAGTAGCCGATGAAGCGGTCCTCGCCGCGCAGCACCTGCATGAACCAGATGGCCGTGCCGTCGCTGTTGCCGATGTCCCAGAACGTGTAGACCGGCAGGTCGAGTACTGGCACCTGGCAGATGCCGCCGCGCTTGCGCAGCAGCACCAGGTCCTTGGCGTAGTAGTGGCCGGCCGTGGACTGTTGGAAGGCCTCTTCGGGCGTCGAGGGGTACTCCTGCCACATCTTCTCCTCCTTGCCGGAGAAGTCGTTTCGCAGCTTTTCCACGTACCAGGCGCGCTGCCCAAGGTCGATCTTGCACCCGCACGTCTGCTCGATCTCGTTGAAGTAGTCGTGCTGCTCGTTGCTGATCGGGACGCCGGCCGGGTCCATCGAATACGCCGGGTCTTGCCACCAGGCGTAGAAGTGGAAGCGGTACTGGCTGGCGGTGAGCTTGGCCGCGGACGCGACCAGCGCCTGGGCGCGCTGGCACATGTCGTAGAACTCGCCTTCGGTGCCCTCGGCCGTGCTCTCGATCACCAGGATGCCGGACAGCGGCACCGCCTGTATCGAGCCGGTGACCACTTCGTTCGCCTTCGCCGGGAATTTGGCGCAGATCTTCCCGAACTCGGAAACGTGCAGGCGGTGAATGGTGCCGCCGCGCACGCTGGTCGCCACGCGGATGCTGCTGTTGTTGTGGCCGAACAGCAGCTCCTTGGTGCTGGCGCGCGCCAACGGGAAGCGCTCGCGCAGCTCCTCGGGCAGGTGGTCGTATGCGAAGACAACCTTGTCGCGGAAGATGGCCTCGGCCGTCTCGCGGTCCTGGGCGATCATGCCGCACCGCTGGTTGCCGTTGAACAGCGCGTGGTCGAGCCAGAGGATGGCGATCAGCGTGGTGAATCCGAGCTGCCGCGCCTTCAGGATGATGTTGCGGTGCCAGAGCCTGCGAATGAAGCGCTTCTGCGCGCGGTTCGGGATGAAGGGCTGCACGAGGTCGTCGTCGCCTTCGTTCTTCCCCTTCACGATGATCTGGTACAGGCACCCGCTGAACAGGCGCCATTCCGGGTCCTGAAGGCACCGCTCGAGCTCCGCCTCGTCCTGCGGCACGTGCGTGGGCGGGATGACCTTGATGCGCTTCAGGTCGCGCGGCTTGTCGGGCCAGAGCTGGCTGTCGATGGCCGCGCCGCCATGCAGCTCGGGCAGCCAGGCGTCGCGCTCTTCGTCCAGCACCTTGGCGGCCATGCTCAGTCCTCGCCTTCCACGTCCTGACGGGGCTGCATGCCGTTCGAGTCGGGCGAACCGGTGGCGGGCGCCTCGGGATCGTCGGCCACAGGTTTGAAGCCGTTGGCATTCCCATTCGAGATCCGGCGCAGCAGCGAGGCCAGTGGGTCGGTCTTCTGCTGGTTGTCCTTCTCGTAGAGGCCCAGGTGCTTGAAGAGCTTCTCCGCGAAGGCGGCCTTGTCGTGCATCTGCACCTCGATGCCGTACTTCGTCATCTTGGCGCCGGCGTACAGGGCGCGCGCCGCGGGCGACAGTTGGCGCGTGTCGGTCAGCACCGTGCGCGGGTAGCCATCGCCACCACAGTCCGGGCAGGCCGGATGCGGTGGCTTGAGCGGATCGAACCCGATGCCGCCCTTCTCGTCGAAGTCGGCCAGGTTGCCAGCCTTCAGGGCGTGCTGCTCGCGGTCGTGGTTGAACTCGCCCACGGTGCGCTGGAACTTGAACCCTTCGCCCCAGCAGTGCCGGCAGCAGCCGACCTTGATCTGCACCAGTTCACGCGGGTCGGCGAACACGATGTTCCAAGCCTCCACCACCACGCGATCGGCCTCGATGTGCGTGCGCGTCTGCTGGGCCTTTCGAGCTTCAGCGATGGCAATCTGGATGTACGGTTTTGACAGGTTCTCCGATGCCATCTGCCGGGCGGTGTCCGGGCTGTAGCCGGCTCGGATGGCAGCCTGCGTGCCGTTCAGGTCCACGAGGTACTCGTCGACGAAGCGCTGCTGGAGGTCGGTCAGGCCGAGCTGTGCGGGTTCTGCGGCTGGTGCTGGTGTTGCTGCTCGGGCCGGTCGGGCTGGCTTCTTCGGCTTGGCCGGCGGTGCGGCCTTCTTGCGCGCAGGTGCGCCCGCGGCCTTCTTGGCGGCTGCGGGCTTGGGGGTGGTCTTCTTCGGTGCGGGTGCCTGCTTCTTGGCCGGCTTGCGTGTTGCCATGCGCGCGAGTGTTCCCGCGCGCCGCCGGTCGGTCGAACCCTATAGGGGGATCAAAGGAGTCAACGGCTCCGCACGCGACTGTTCGTCTGGAACAGGTAACTGCCCAATTGGAGACATTGATGCTGGCGCAGCCAAGTCTGAAACCTGTCCGAAGAGCGATTCCTTGCCGGCCGCCCTTCGATCAGCTTCCTCAACTTGTGACTGTCTGATCGCCGTCGCTTGATAAAGTTGCCCCGTCAGCGGGCGGCGCGGGGTCAACAGCTTGTTGCTCTTCGGCCCCAACAGAGGCTCTTGCAGCGAGAAGTTCCGTAAGACTTTCATTCGCCTTCCTTTCAGATTCCGCGTCAGCCTGGGCGTGCAGCTCGACCATCTGGCCATACACGATGTCGAACTCAGCCAACACGTGATCGCCAATATCGAAATGCTGACCTAATCCGCGCACCCCAAACATGTCCGTGTCCTCGCCAACCCCCGGCGCTACTTCAGCCCTCTTCTTCGCACTGTAGGTCAGCCATAAAGTCTTCGTGAAGCCCGCATTCTTTCCGTGCCTTGAAAACATCAGGTGCGAGTTGGCGTGATACCAACCGTTGCCGATGGCCGCGAAGCCAGCTGCGTCGTGGCACGAGACCGTCGCCCCGTCGGCCACATAGATGTGCGCGCCTGTCCGATCCACGCCTGCAATGATCGCCTCCACTCGCGGGAAGGCCTTCGTGATCATTTCCGTAGCGAGGCTCGACACCAGTTGCGAGGACATCTCAGTTTGCCGCGAGAGAAACGTCTCCAACGACAGGCCGAGTGGGCGCAGAAACTCACTTTCCGCGCGCTTTGCGCGCAGTTCACTGTGCACTTGCGAGTACATCGCGGCGATCTCGCTGATGCGGAGCCAGTCGGGCGGGGGGTCGACACTTAGCATCGCGTAGAGCTTGTCCCTCATGACGCTCACAATTTCAGCTTGAATCGTCATCTCGCCAGCGACCATCAGGACCGCTGAACTGGTAAGGGCATAGCACTTCGAAACCGGCGGCTGAAACTGGACGTTTCCAGCGGTCAGCATGCGATCTGAAGCGCCGATCACTGATTGGCTCCCCTCACAGATAGCGGCTACGCAAACGGTCATGATTCCCCACTCCTGCAGTCAGGATATCGGAAAGCCCGGACGTAGACCATGGGGTGCGTCACTCAAAAGAAAGCCCGCCAGGGTGGTCCTGGCGGGCGAACGTGCGGCCGAGGCCGCGCGAGGAGACAACTGGCCGGCGAAAGCGCCGAGGTCCGGTCCATCCGGCTACGCACGCGATGTGCGCTGGACCGTGCGGTTCTCATCCCGCCCTGAATCCCCTGGGATGCGCAAGGGGTCATGTGGAGTGGTTTGCCCCCCACTCCAGCGCCAGGGCTGACGCCAAGTTCGGGGACCGTGCTCGGTGCAGGAATGTTCTCGCTGCCCGCCGACGCGGCGAATCCCTACAGGGGGGCGGCTGCTGGTGCCCATAATGGGACATGACTCTCGTGGGGCATGCTTCCTGGGCCGAGAAGACGCTGATCGACTGCGGCCGCTTCTACCCTCCGGACTGCAAGACGCCGGAGGCGCGCCTGCGCTACTACGCCAGCATCTTCCCGCTGGTCGAGGTGGACAGCAGCTACTACGCCATCCCCTCCCAGACGAACACGCACAACTGGGCGGCGCGCACTCCCGAGGGGTTTGTCTTCAATGTGAAGGCCTTCCGCTTCTTCACCGGGCACCAGACCGACGTGCAGGTGCTGCCACGCGGTGTGAAGGATCTCTTGCCTGGCCGGAAGCGGCTGCTCTACCGGGACACCGCCGACGAGGTGAAAGACGCGCTTTGGGAGGCCTTTCACCAATCGCTCGAGCCGCTGCGCCTGAACGGCAAGCTGGGGCTAATCCACTTCCAGTTCCCGCCTTCGGTGGTGCCGAGCCCTCGGGTGGTCGCTCATCTTGAGTCAATCCGCCAGAAGCTGCCGCTGGACACCATCAGCATCGAGTTCCGACACAGCAGCTGGTGGGACGGCACGAAGCGGACCGTCGAGACCTTGGCCATGCTTCGCGCCCTGAGCGCGGTGCACACCGTGGTCGACGGGCCACGGGGCTTCGACAACAGCGTGCCGCCGGTCTGGGAGGTCACGAACCCAAACTACACGCTGGTGCGCCTGCATGGCCGGAACACCGAGACTTACAACGCGGCGGTGTCCTCGCCGGCGGAGAGGTTCTCCTACGAGTACTCCGACGCCGAGCTCAAAGGCATCATCGCCGAGACGGTGCGACTGGCCTACAAAGCGCGGAACGCCCACATGATCTTCAACAACTGCGACGAGGACAAGGGCGTGCGCAACGGCATGACGGCACTGAAGATGCTGGTGCAGTACGGCGACGGCCGGATGCCGGACTTGAAAGATCCATTCCACCCGAACGGCGTGTTGGCGAGCGTGTCGGTCGAGGAGCTGTCGGCCGCCTCGAAGCAGTTACCCGAGCCTGCGAAAGGACTGCCGGAGATGATGGAGGCCGAGGTCGACGTGGGGCGTATCGGGCGCGTGCGCATCACGTTCCAGCTACGGGAAATGCGGCACCACAAGAGCAGCCACATGCACTGGTCGGCCGTCTTCGCTCAGCCGATCTGAAGTTCCAGGCCGAATCGGGCTGCG